GGCCCTGTTGGCGCGCATACCGCGCGGCGCACGGTTGGTGTTTTTGGGTGACTATGTGGATCGCGGTTCACAATCCCGTGAAGTGGTGGCGCTGGTGCGGTCGCTGCAAGCCAATGGTGCCGTGTGCTTGCGTGGCAACCATGAGGACATGGTGGCGTTCCCCGACCCGCGCATGTGGATGGAAAATGGTGGGGCCTCAACCTTGCTGTCTTACAGGCATCCGCTGACAGGCGATCTGGAACATGCCGCATTGCAGCATGACATCGACTGGTTCCGCAGCCTGCCGCGCATCCATGAGGACGAACGGCGCGTGTATGTACACGCTGGCGTACATGCGGCGTACGATCTAATCGACCAGCCCGAAGCGTACACGCAGCTTTTCCGCTACCCCGAAGGCTATGACGGCAGCTATCGGGGCAAGATGGTGGTGCATGGCCACACGCCTGGCATCTTTCAAGGCCGCAGCCGCGTGTGCCTTGATGCGGGCCATAAGAAGCTGTGCTGCGGGGTGTTTGACGATCACGGACTGGTGGAACTGCTATGGGCGTGATCACCCTTGCGCGTCCCATTGACAAGGTCGCCACGCTGCGGGCCATTGAAAAGCGCCGTGCGGAGATGTCGTTGGCAGCGTTTGTTAAATCAGCGTGGCACGTCATCGAACCCAACCAGCCTTACGTCGAGGGCTTCCACATCGACTTCCTGTGCGCCCATCTGGAGGCGATCACCAATGGCGATCTGAACGACGATGGGACGTACTACAACCGCCTGCTTGCCAACGTCCCACCTGGCACCATGAAGTCCCTGCTGATCGGCGTGTTCTGGCCAGCGTGGGAATGGGGGCCGCGCAACATGCCGCACCTGCGCTATGTCTGTGCGTCCCACTCATTAGAGCTTGCGATCCGCGACAGCCTGCGGATGCGGCGCTTGGTGACAAGCGAATGGTATCAGGACCACTGGGGCGACCGTGTTACGATCACGGGCGATCAGAACGCCAAGGCCAAGTTCGAGACGACCGCCACGGGATCGCGGCAGGCCTGCGCGTTCACTGGCATCACGGGCTACCGTGGCGACCGCGTGATCATCGACGATCCGCATTCTGTGGACGATGCCAACAGCGATGCCAAGCGCGAGAGCGTCACCAACCTGTTCAAGGAAGCCGTCACCAGCCGTCTGAACAACCCCGACCGATCCGCCATTGTGGTGGTGATGCAGCGCCTGCACGAGCGTGACGTGTCAGGCGTAATCCTCGACAACGACATGGGCTACGACCACATCATGCTGCCCATGCGGTTCGACCCTTCCCGCCAATGCGTGACAAAGCTGGGCTATGCCGACCCGCGCGAAGAGGATGGCGAACTGTTGTTCCCCGACCGCTTCCCCCTACACGTTGTTGAGCGCGACGAGGCGGCCATGGGGCCATACGCAACCGCAGGGCAATACCAGCAAAGCCCCGAACCGCGTGGCGGTGGCATCGTCAAGGACCAATGGTGGCAGCCGTGGGACAAGAGCGAATACCCCGCCATCGAATACATCGTGGCGGCGCTCGACACCGCCTACACCACCAAGGCCGAAAACGACCCATCAGCCCTGACGATCTGGGGCGTGTTCAGCGCATCTGCCGAGCAGGCATCAACCCGCATGGTGGATCGCTACGGTCGGCCCATTGAGAGCGCCACCAGCAGCCAATCAGAGGCGCTGGGCGCAACCGCTAAGGTGATGATGATGTACGCATGGCAGGACCGCTTGGCCATTGGCGATCTGGTCGTCAAGGTTGAGGAAATCTGCGCCCGTATGAAAGTGGACACGCTGCTGATCGAAAACAAAGCCGCTGGGCACAGCGTGGCGCAGGAACTGCGGCGGGTGTTCAACACGGCCAAGTTTGGGGTCCAGATGTATGACCCTAAGACCCTAGACAAGGTGGCGCGGTTGTATAGCATCCAGCACATCTTCAGCGAGGGCATGGTGTTTGCGCCCAACAAAGACTGGGCCGAGATGGTTATCAGACAGACATCATCCTTCCCGCGTGGGGCGCATGACGACCTGGTCGATACCGTCAGCATGGGCTTGAAACACTTGCGAGATGTGGGTATGCTCACAAGGGCACCAGAACGCATGGCAGAGATCGAAGACGGTCGCGCCTTCCACGGCAACCAAGACGTGCCACTGTACAGCGTATGATGGGGGGACCATGGAAAAAATTAATGGGATGACAAACGCCCTAGCGGAATTTGTCACAGACTATGCCGACACGCATGACCTGACGTTTAACGATGTGATGAACGCACTGGCCCAAATCTATGTGATCTACGGGTTTGCGTTGAAGGCTGAGAACGTTACCGACGACAATATGGGTGAATCGCTGGTGTATTGCGTTGAGCAATCTATTGGAAACATACGGAGGATGCGCGATGCAAAAGAAGCTTAGGGCTATAGTGGACGATCTAGGTGACGGCACCTATCGCGTTGTGGTTTCCAATTGGGACACGGGCGAGGAAACCGTCATCGTGCAGGTTGCCGAGAACGAAAAGGATGCTGCGTTCAAGGCGATGGAGGTTGTCAATGAACAATGACATCAAGATGGTAGCTGAGACGCTTGCCACCTACATGGGCCAGATGGTCAACGAGGATCAACTTGCCCCGCCTGACGTGCTGATGGGCGGCATCCGCGCCTGCATTGCGTTCTGGGGCGGCTGCGTTCCCGCTGGCAACCGCATTGAGGCAATGGGTGTTCTCAAGCAGGCTCTGAACGAGGAACTGGACCACATGGTGCGTGGCATGGCCAACGGTTTGGTGCCAGAGTGAAGATCGTGTATGGCAGCCCCAAGACCGTTATGACCATTGGCATGGCGCTGATCGGGGAGATGCCCACGCCGTTTATCGGTTTCGTGGACAAGGCCAAGGTGGAGGACAGCCCGCTGTTTGCCGCTGGGTCTGACGCATCCGCCATGATTGAAAGGGTTGACGCCCTTGGGGGCGTCATTGTCTACATCGAAAACCCTGACGCCGCCGAGCGTCTTACCAACCATTTGATGCACCTGTTTAACAACGCCGCCGAAAGCGACTGGGGTGACATCGAACAAACGGAGGCTGGCCTGCAATGATCATCAATGGCACAACCCTACTGCACTATGCGCCGATCATGGACATGCTAGATCACAAGGTGCGCGGCGGTGTCACCAGCCACGGCCTGTCCGAGGCGGGGTACGATGTCCGAGTGAAGCAAGACATTGTCTTTACAGCGGCTGGCGTTGAGGTAGATGGCATCTGGAAGGCTGGCACCTTTACGTTGGCCAGCACGATTGAAGAGTTCCGGATGCCGCGCGATATGTGCGCCGTTGTCCACGACAAGTCATCGTGGGCGCGGCGCGGGTTGAGCGTCTTCAACACGGTGGTGGAAAATGGGTGGGAAGGCTTCCTGACCCTTGAGCTTATCTACCACGGTCGCGAACGTCTGCACATTCCGGCGGGATCGGGCATCGCGCAACTGCTGTTCCACTCGACCGCAAAGCTTGCTCAGTACGATGGAAAGTATCAAAACCAACCCGACAGGCCCGTGGAGGCAATCAATGGCTAAGTGGAGCGATAAGATGATGACGGAGACGCCAGAAGGGTGGAAGATGGGTCTTTGCGGTGGTGCAAACCAGCGGGTGGGGTCTGCGGCTGGCAAGGCAGTTGACACATGGGATACCTGCCCGCATTGCAACTGCAAGGAGGGGTATCTGCATGACAAGTTCTGCCCCACCCAACTGCGCCTTCAGGAAGACAATCCGGTGGACGAGGTCGAATGCCCCGACTGTGGTGATCCCTTTTGCGAATGCTGGATAGATGATGTTGATGAAGGCACCGAAGAGTTCCGCAGCGTCTTTGTGAAGCCGGAATACTCTGACCTGTTCGAGGTGCTGCGCGAAGCACTGGAGCAAGCCCAGAACGGCAAGGGGTCAGAGCGCCACGGCAACGGCCTGTCTTTCCTTGAACAACCCGCCCTGACCATTACCCGCGCCGTCGGGCGTGGCTTCCCGCTGGGGCAGGCCATGAAGAAGATACAGGAAAGCCAGCGCATGGACGACGATGCGGCCAAGCGCGAACTGCTTGGCGCGATCAACTATCTGGCGGCTGCGATACTATCTCTAGAAAAGTAGTGTATGCCCAGAAAAAGGGGTTGCTTCTAAAAGTAATATGTGATTTAAACTAACAACACGACGAGGCGGGTAGGACCGCCGCGCCGTGTCTAAACCGAAACCGGGCTAGCGGCATTTGGTCTTGCGCTGTGATAGCACAGTCGCGCCAATTTGCCAGCCTCTTATGTCATGGAGACTGGAACTATGGTTACCAAGAAAGCAGAAGCGGGAACGCTGCACATTGACGCCCTCAAGCAGGGGCGCGTCACCCTGACCCTTGTTGGGACAACGGGGTTTTACTTCAACGCCATGAGCGCCAAGGTCATGCGGACGTTGCTTGTTGGCGGCGGCAAGAAGACCGCAGCCGAGCGCAAAAACATTAAGCATGATGCCGAAGAAGAATATCGGGACAGCGTGTACCGCATGGCATCGGGCGACACGTTCTTGGGTTTCCCACCGTCAGGCGTCAAAGGTGCGATGGCCACGGCGGCGCTTGAAACCGCTGGCGTCACCAAGAGCAGCGTCCAGCGCCTGATATTCCTGCCAGAGCAGCGTATGCGTATGTGGGGCAAGCCTTACCTCAAGATGGACGTTGTTCGCAGCGCCGACATGAACAAGACGCCGGACGTTCGGACGCGGGCGTTCTTGCCGCGCTGGGTGGCAGAGATTGACATCGCTTACGTCACACCAACGCTGTCGGCGCATTCTATCGTGTCGCTGCTGTCCAACGCTGGCGTGATTGTCGGCATTGGGGATTACCGCCAAGAGAAAGGCCGTGGCAGCTATGGTTGCTTTGCGGTTGCGGGATCGGACGGTGGCCAGTGGGCTGATTACATTGCGGAGATCAAGCGCGAAGGCCGCGCTGTTCAGGAAGCTGCGATGGCCAATCCAGAATACGTTGACGATGACACGCGGGACTTGATGGAGTTCCTAGCGGACGAGCGTCAGCGCCGCGCAGCGTAAAACAATTGGGCAGTGGGGAAACCTGCTGCCCACGGTCGAGGTGGGGTTGGTGCGGTCTGGCGTGGTGAGATCAGGCGGTCGAGGTTAGGCAGGGCGTGGCGAGTTAAGTTAAGCAAAGGCGGTCGTGGTTTGAAAGGTGTGTTCGGGTCGGTCAAGGTTCGGTCGGGCGGTCAAGTTATGGCGGGTCAAGGTCGGTTGCGGTGTGGCGGGGCGTTCTAGGTGCGTTCGGTTTCGGCACGGCGCGGATTGGTCAGGCGGTCTAGGTCTGTCGGGGCAAGGAGAGGCAGGATTTGGCAGGGCGGTTTTGGTTTGTTTAGG